ATCAGGAACCATGAGTTGTACTCAATAAGACGTTCATGCAACTCGAGGGCCGATATCAAAACGTGGTCAGATGCTGGCGACTGAATCTGGAAGTTCATGGCTTGACGCAGTTCTCGGTGATCAAGGATCAGCGGGAAATGCATCTTGCGGCCGGTAGGTGTTACCAACTCCCCGTCGTGCAACGCCTGCCGTTGGATGTCTGAGACCCATTTAGCGTAAACTCGGTACGCAGCCCAATAATGATCTATAAACTTTTGAGCTTCCGCTGCAGTTCCTCCGATACCCACTGGGGGTGGAGTTGCGAGCTTTTCGGCCCCTTCTCCGTACTGCAGTCCGAAACGGATTTTCTTTGCAGTCTGCCTGAGAAACTCCCATTGTTGATTCTTACGGTGATCTGGATACCCATAGTCGTAACGTGATACGTGGAGCGCGGACTCGGCGGTTGCGCTGTGGACATCACCAGATAGGAGGTGTTCGAGTAGAACTGGATCTCGGCTATTAGCCCACGCAGTCCAAACCTCAATCTGCTCATAGTCAACTTTGAGCATTCGGTGCGTCTGCGGATTGTGTGGAATGAAAACCTCTTGAATTTGTGCATACTCAGCACCTACCGTGAAAGCTTCGGGAATGGTCTGCATTGCGGGGCGCTTGTACGATCTTCGACCTGTACGTACAGTATGCAGCTGGGCCGATGGGTGCAGTAGACCATCCATCTTCATCTCCGTCTGGATAGCGAACACGTAGTCCATGATGCCGTCGATGGCACGGAACTCACGTATGCGCTTTGCAAATGGATGGTCTAGTGCATCCATCACGAACTTGTCGGTAGATGGGTTGCCTTTGAGTGTGCGTTTGATTGGCTCAAGTCCGATGACTTCAAAGAACAGTTTAGCGATTTGCTTTGGGCTGTTCAGGTTGATTCGGCCCGGGTAACCAATATCAGACGCAACTTGGATCATGTCGTCTTCCATCTCGATCCATTGCGGCATCCATGTTTCCCAGCCGAGTTCGATCAGTCGCTTGTGGTTGACGTTGATTCCTCTATACTGAGCGTCACGGTACATGTTGTATGCTGGGATGAGCAGGTTCTCATACACTCCCCGAGTACCTTCCCGATCCAAGAACTTATCCAGTACTCGATCTGTTCGTCGGGTGTATGCAACGTCCTTGGCGTTGTACTCATCGATGACGCTATCGGGCAGTTTGTGCATAGTTCCGTGCTTCTTGTCATAATCAAGCGCGGCATCGTACCAACCTGCCCCCTGATACTCGCGAGCCAGGACCTTCAGTCCGTGTCGCCCGCTTCGCTCGTCGATAGCGTAGGACTTGATTCCCAAATCTTCCACAATGGGCAGTTTGACACCCAGCTCTCGCCATATTCCCATTGTATCGTACACTCCGAACTGGAATTCCCATCGGACGTCTGTCGGAAAACGTAGCCCGGCTGCCCAGGCACTGGGACGCAGTACGGTGTTTTGTTCTCGTCCGAACCGATCAACGTAGCTGAAACCGATCCGTAGGAGCCGTTCAGTGAATACATCAGTATCCGTTTCATCTGTTGATCGTGAAGATGTTTCAATATCAACGACGACATTTGTGTCCCTCGGCAGGTTGTCGAGCATCGACTGCGCACTGGCAGAGTCCTCGATGGTGGTGTAGTGGACGTTGGCGACTGATCCATCTGTGGGCCAGTCAAGCACAAGTGGGATCTTGTCGAAATCACGCAGGATGTCCTGCGCAATCGACATCGACTTGGAGTGGTACACCGCTGCCGGGTGGTGTGTAGTCAGCACATAGCACTGGTACGTGTTGGACCACAATACTGAGCCGCGTACATTCTTGGTGCCTGCCGGCAGTCCAGTCATGCACGATGTCGCCAACTGGCCCAGACTGATGATCAGCTTGGGGTGGACGGCGTGTATCTCAGCAGTCAGCCTTTCTCCGCACTGGGATATCTGCTCTGGTGATGGGTGGTTGTTCCACCAGCAAATCAAGTTGGTTGCATACGTCTTGTTGCGGTGCCAGCCCGACTGCCTTAGAATATTGTCCATCAGTTTGCCCGATGCGCCGACGAATGGTCGGCCGGCTACGGTTTCGTTTTGGCCCGGTGCGATGCCCAACAGCATCACGCCGTAGCCTGGATCTCCGTAGCCCCGACAGCCGTCGTCGTGACACATCGGGCCCTGCATCCCACCCTGGACCTGAGTTAGGGAAAACTGTTGCGGCTGCATGATCACAGACGAGTTCACCATTAGGGTCGTCTACACTCCACTGTTCGTAGTGTTTGGTGCAGTCTCGGCAGAACCATCCATCGCACAACCTGCAGCAGAATACATCGAACACCGTACCGCAGGTTCCGCAACGTATGGGTTCTGTTATGTGTGACATGCATCAACTTTTTTATTCTGAAAAGTTCACGCCATAACGCGCATCTTGCGTGTCGCGCCCATCATGGCTGCAGCGACCGATTCGGTGAGCAGTCCACGTGTCATGAGATCCCTGATCAGGAGGCCGCGCATATAGCCACCGTTGGAGTCAGGCTCCTCATTCAGGATCTGCTGCAGTAGATCATAGAGTGTGGGTTCCAGTCGCACCATTACGGGAGCGCACTTCAATTCTCGAGGCATTGTTTCCTCCTTTCAAGGAGATTGTCCATAGTTTGGCGTTCAACGCTCTATCGTGTTCCCACTCGATGTTGAATGAGAGTTGCAATGCATCTTGCAGAGCCAACAGTTTCTTGCCGACCCATGTAGATGATCGGTATTGTCTGACGAATGCTTGTCTGTCGGTGGATGCAAGTTCGAGTTTGCCCCACAGCTTAGACGGCGCCCACCCATTGACATCATTGTGCGTTACCACTTCACGCAGTGCCGTGACCAGGATAGCGTCTTCTTCCAATGAGAACGAACGCTGGCCGAACCTGACTTCGGTGATTGCAGCTACGAACTGATCCTCGATGCCAAGTGCGCGTGATATCCAGACACCCAACCGAGCGAAGTCTTCGATGCGGAACTGTACGTCAACAATCGGGATTGGCGTACTGATCACGGTTTGGATGTCTGACACGATCCCGCCCCATAGCTTAGATCGGTTGTGTGCGATGTAGTCAACGATGACCTGTTCAGATAGAAAGTTGTCAAGGCGCTCGAACGCCATGATCAGCATACGATCCGCTACATCCTCACGGCCAAACCGTGGATTGTGGGCCGTGATGCCTACGCACGCCTGGCGCTTCATGATCACTACATCAACGTCCGTGTACAGTCGGCGCTTGATGATGTCGGATACCGAGGCGCTGAGTGCAAGTCGATCAGGCAGCCACGATGCCGGTGAGTCCACGTTGTCCAGCACGACAAACGGATCAGTCGCCACTGAATGGTCGAAGTCGTCCTGCGTAGTGACGCTGGTCAAGCCTTTGAACCGACCGTACATCAGCGCGAACAACTTGCGGAACAGCGTCGACTTGCCTGATCCAGGCTGGCCTAGACACGCCAACAGCGGCCTACTGATTGCGATGTTGCGGAACAACATGAACAGGAACCACACGCGCAACAGCGACAGTCCCTGATCACGCTTCAGGTTTATCAGGTTCGACAGCGCATCCTGACCGGCCGACATACCGAATACGTGTTCCGCCCAGTCGAGATCAGGATTCGCACGGTCCACTACGAACGGCTCGACTGACGGCGCCCAGGGAAACAGCACCCCGTTTGAACCGTCAACCATCTTGTCTATCTTGTCAGGCCCGATCTTGAGTACGTCACGCCTGCCCAAATGCAACAGCATTATGTTCATGTCAGGGTCGTAGTACGACAACGCTGATTGTATGCCGGACTGTGGCAGGTTCCGCGCGTATGAACACAACGCCGACACTGTGTATCCCTGATCAGACTCGGTCGCGTTCAGCGAGTACTCGAGATCCAACAGCATGTTCAGGTAATCGCTGTGTTCGGAAACCATGATCGGCCGTCCGATGTCTGTACGTATATACCACGTCGCATCGGTCACTGTGTGGAAGAATGTACCACGTTCACGCATGAAAGCCAACACGCGCTTTGCGATTTCAGGCTTACGATCTGCGGATTTAGTACCTTTCTTCATCGACATGATGACTTCGCGCGGGTTGGCCGATGACTGTCTGACCGACGCCTCAGCCCGCAGCACGTCCTTTGCCAGTTCTACATCGGCGTTGTGGCGCAGGTCCGCGAACTTGTTGTTCTTGCTGTGCTTGGCCAGGAAGAACACTTGCTCGCGGCTCATGCCGGCTCGTGCGAAACACTGGCACATGAAATGCCACAGCGCTTCGGATCGATCGGTCGCCACTGTCGAGTACAACACCACCGTCTTCGGGCTGAGTTTGTCGCCTATCGTGTTCAACAGTTCGAGCGGGCCACTACCTATTGACTCGGCTGTGATGGTATGCAGCGTATTCAGGAACCCTTCGATATCGGGTGCCGAGATGACGGGTGGCAGTTCAGGCAGTGTCTCGAAGTCGTTGTTCTCGTACAGCTTCAGTGTAGCATCGATTACCTCGATTGGATGTGGGCCATCGAGATACTTGAAGTTGAACGTCTCAGGTATGCGGACTTTATGACCCAGCCACCATCCGCTGACATCGCATTTTGGAATCGCATACGTCAGCCGACGTGACAGTTCTTCGTGTATCTCGAGTGGCAGTTCCTCACGCAGTAACCAGTACGCTTGATGCCGTCCTGGACTGGTTTGAACTACAATGCTTGGCCTGACTGGCAGACTAGCTAGGTCGGCGGCATC